CGAAGGGGCCAACCTCGTCGGTGCCAGCCTCGTCGGTGCCAACCTCGTCGGTGCCAACCTCGCCCGTGCCAACCTCGCCCGTGCCAACCTCGAAGGGGCCAACCTCGCCCGTGCCAACCTCGAAGGGGCCAACCTCGCCCGTGCCAACCTCGAAGGGGCCAACCTCGAAGGGGCCAAGTTGATCGGTGAGCGACCTGTTTTCCAAGTCGGCCCGATCGGCTCTCGCTGCTCTTACTTCGTGGCGTACCTGACCGATCAAGGCGTCAAGTTGCGCGCTGGTTGCTTCTTCGGTTCGGTTGACGAGTTCCGCGCAAAGCTGGCGGAAGAGCACGGCGATAACCAGCACGGCCAGGAGTACGAAGCTGCCTTGGTGCTGATCGAGAAGCATGCCGAATTGTGGGCTCCTGTTGCTCAAGAGGTGGCGGCATGAACACCTACGCACCCCTCGAAATCCAGGCCATCCGAGAGGCCAAGGACTACGGCGACATGTGGGCAGAGCAGGACATTCGCGAACGCCAAGAGGCCGAAAGCGACGAGAAGCTGAACGCCGCACTGTCCGCCATCCGCAAGTGCGACCTGACCGCCGCGCAGGTTCGCCAACTGCTGATGACTCTGGCCTGCGAGATGAAGTCTCGCGGCTTCTGCGATGCCGATGTGGAGCTGGTCGATACCGCTTCTGAGGTGGTGGGATGAACACGATCCCGACTGGCCTGCTGATCGTGCTTGGCCTCTCCCTGTGCTGGGGAATGCTGGTCGCCCTGTTCGCTTGGTCGCTGACGCCTGACGACGACATGCCCGAGCAGTACGGGCGGGTTGGCATCACCTACCGCGAGGCCATCCGAATGTTTGCCATCGGCTGGGGTGTTCCGACCGCTGCGCTGATTGCTGTGTACGTGACTTTTGCTGACGCCATCGAGGCGTTTTTGGGAGGTTTGAAATGAACACGATCCTGACCGATGACGAGCGCCCGGAACTGCCACCAACGAATACGGTGCCGCGCGACTACTTCACCACCGAGCAAATGGAAGCCTACGCCGACGCCCGAGAAGCCGCAGTGCTTGCCAAGCTGGCGCGGCAGCCGCCGGTGGCACACCGCTACCGCTTCGGTGACGTGTGGATGTTCGATACGTACCGATGGAACGGGCAAGACCCGGATGAAGTGGTGCCTGTCTACGCCGCCCCGCAGCCCGCCGTGGTGCAGGTGCCGCCTATTCCGCTGAACATCATCCGCAAGTGGCCCGATGGTTTTGAAGCAAGGCTTCAGCACGTTTGGAAGGATGTCATCAGCTTCACCCCCAATGCGAAGTTGTGGGACTTGCAGCGCGTGCTGGCGGAGTTCGGTTTCCGCATGGAGGTCTATGACCAAACCTCCGCCCCCGAAGCGCCAGCGCAGGCCAGCGCAGTGGATGAGCGCGACCGCAAAGACGCAGAGCGGTATCGGTTCATCCGAGCAAACGGACGCTACGTGGTGAAGGTGTCGGGTGAAAGCCTCCACTGCGGCGGGCACTTGCCGTTCAACGCTGACAAGTTCGGGCCAGCCATCGACAAGGCCATCGACGAAGCCCGCGCCGCGCTGGCGCAGAGGGGCGGTGACGCATGAACGCCATCAACACCGGCAAGGTACTGATTGGGAGCGCCTACGTGCCCCGCCAGCACCAGCCAATGTCTTCCTGCGCCCTGACGCTTCAGGCAGCGCTTCTTGACCCTCGCACGGCAAAGCCGCGCCCGATGCTGGCACGCATCGCAGGGTTGATCTGGAGGTGGTGCTGATGTGCCGCTACGCCATTTCCGGCTGCGGGTATCCGCATGGCGAGTGCTCGGGCCTGTGCCTGCACCGCGTGGACACCAATGCCCTCAAGCGCGGCCAGATCGTCTCTGTGGCCGGTGAGGTCGAGCAGCGCAAGCCCGATGTGCACACCGAGCAACTGATCGGCATTCGCTTCGCCTTCTCGGTCTACCGGCTGTACCGCGCTGCTGGGCAACCCATCACCACTTCCGTCCGCCATGCCTGGCGGGCACTGATGAACTGAACCCAAACGGAGGAACAAATGAGCAACGCACTTGCCATCATCAAGGACGACATTTACAGCACCCGGGAGCGCTTCGAGCGCATGGCGGGTAGTGCGCTGAACTTCGAGCGGGAGGCCGGGTTCGCTGTGCAGGTCATCAGCAGCAACGACTATGCGCTGAACATCGCCATGGGCAATCGGCAGTCTGTCATCAATGCCGTGACCAATGTAGCCGCCATCGGCATCAGCCTGAACCCTGCCAAGCGCCAAGCGTATCTGGTGCCGCGTGACGGTCGCATCTGCCTTGACATCTCGTACATGGGCCTACTGGACCTTGCCATTCAGTCGGGTTCGATCATGTGGGGGCAGTCTGAGCTTGTCTTTGAGCAAGACCGTTTTGAACTGCAAGGATTCGACCGCCCGCCTGTTCACAACCGCAACCCATTTGCCAAAGACCGGGGCGCAATCGTCGGCGTGTACGTGGTGGTCAAGACCCGCGATGGTGACTACCTCACCGCCTGCATGAGCTTGGATGAGGTCTACGACATTCGCAACCGATCCAGCGCTTGGAAGGCATGGGAGAGCAAGGGCAAGAAGTGTCCTTGGGTGACGGACGAGGGCGAGATGATCAAAAAGACGGTCATCAAACGCGCCTACAAGCTTTGGCCCAAGACTGACCGCCTGGACAACGCGGTGCACTTCCTCAACACCGAAGGCGGGGAAGGTCTGGACCTTGAGGACAACAAACCATCAACCGTCATCGTGACGCCCACCAAGGGCTCCATGGCCGAGCTTCCGATTGACCAGCAGAACTACCTGCGCGATTTGGCCGAGGAAGTCAAAGAGCTTTTCGAGAGCACAGACGCTGGCCCACCCATCGCATTCGACCGCATCGAGGCCGACAACCTGGACTCAGATCAAAAGCTGGCCCTGTGGTCTGTCCTGCCGTCCAACGTGCGATCAGGACTCAAGAAAGAAGGCGAAGCCCGCAGAGCCAAGCCGCAAGCCGTCGAAGCCGCCTAACCCCATCACCAGGAGAGAGACATGAGCAACGAACTCAGGCCCATACCCGGATGGGACGGCTGTTATCAGACAACGAACGATGGCCGCGTGTGGTCTTGCATCACACATAAATGGCTTCGTCCGAGGATAGACGACAAAGGTTATGTGCGTTTCGCGCTGACAAAAGACGGCAAGACGCGAAGCGCCTATGCCCACCGACTAGTTGCCCTTGCCTGGCTTAGTTCACCCGAACGGCCAGATCGGACGCAGGTCAATCACATCGATTCGGTGCGATCCAACAACCACTATTCAAACCTTGAGTGGTGCAGCCCATCGGAGAACGTAAAACACGGCTGGCATGTTGGAGGGCGCATCTTGACCCCTGCGCAGCAACGAAGCCTTGCGAATCGCAGGACGCGGCAAAGCGTCTTGAGCGATGCGGATCGCTCTGCGATCAGAGAGCGTGTCGCGAACGGTGAAAAGAAGAGGGCTATTGCACTTCAGCTTGGCCTTCATCCTTCCACGATTGGGCGAGTGATCTACAGACCCCTTCGCAGTCGTTCAGCGACCAGATCGGCCTAACTTTTTCCGGGGCAACACCAGCGCGCCGCACTGCTTTCCTCCCTGGCGACCGCCTTGCGCGTCTGGTGCCCCTCTTTCTATTCGACTGACCATGAACAACTACGCTTCATTTGTCACATCAAAGCTGATGACGGTGCCGCCTGTTGGCATCACCAAAGACGTGCCGCTGATTGATGGGCTGTTTCCGCATCAGGTTGACCTGGTTCGATGGGCACTACGTCGTGGCCGTGCTGCGATCTTTGCTGATACTGGCCTTGGCAAGACCCGCATGCAGGTTGCATGGGCCGATGTTGTCCAGCGCGAGACTGGTGGCGATATTCTGATTCTTGCGCCACTTGCTGTTGCTCAACAGACCGTCCAAGAGGCCGCATCTTGCAGCGTAACTATCACCCACGCTCACGATGCTGGAGACGTTCGGCCAGGAATCAACATCACCAACTATGACCGCCTGCACAAGTTCGATGCCTCGCGCTTTGTTGGTGTCGTTTTAGATGAGTCGAGTGTTATCAAGCACCACACAAGCAAGACTTTGCAGGCGCTTTTGGATGCATTCGCCCGTACACCCTATCGACTGTGTGCAACTGCGACTCCAGCCCCTAACGACTGGACAGAACTAGGCACCCACGCGGAATTCCTCGGCATCCGCTCTCGCGCGGAGATGCTGGCTGAGTTCTTCGTGCACGACGGAGGGGATACCCAGACGTGGCGCATCAAAGGCCATGCGCGTCAAATCTTCTGGCGATGGGTCGCCTCGTGGGGGGTGATGCTGCGCAGCCCATCTGATCTTGGGTATGACGCATCGGCATACAACCTGCCCCCCTTGTCTGTGCATCAGCACACAGTCGAAAGCGATCACAGCCAGGAAGAAACCGGGTTCCTGTTTGCCATGGAAGCCAGCGACCTCATGGAGCGTCGAAACGCCCGCAAGGCAAGCCTTGATGAGCGGGTAAAGGCATGCGCAGAAATGGTCAATGCCAGCGATGAGCCATGGGTTATCTGGTGCGACCTGAACGCAGAGGGCGATGCACTGAGGGCCGCAATTCCTGATGCGGTGGAGATTCGCGGAGCCGACGACGAAGAAGTCAAAGAGAAACGACTCCAAGACTTCGCCGATGGCCGCATTCGTGTTCTGGTCACTAAGGCTTCCATCGCAGGATGGGGTTTGAACTGGCAGCACTGCCGCAACGTGGCATTCGTCGGTGTGACGGACTCATGGGAGGCGTACTACCAAGCTGTTCGCCGCTGCTACCGATTCGGCCAAAAGCGTGATGTTCACGTCCATATCTTCGCGAGCGAACAGGAAGGCTCCATCGTGTCCAACCTCAAGCGAAAAGAGGAAGACGCAAAGCAGATGGCCGATGCGCTGGCCGCTGAAGTTCTCGACTCTGTGAAGTCTGAGCTTTTCGGGCAGACACGCGAAAGCAACGACTACACCCCGACCCAGGCAATCAACCTCCCCTCTTTTTTGGTGGCCGCATGAACTGCATTCAACAAACACAAGGCGAAAACTTCTCACTCTTCCACGGGGACTGCGTAGAGGTCATCAGCGGATTGCCTGATATGTCCATTGACTACTCGATCTTCTCGCCGCCGTTTGCCAGCCTATACACCTACAGCAACAGCCCGCGAGACATGGGAAATGTCCGCAACGACGATGAGTTCTTCGCACACTTTGCATACCTGATTGAGCAGCTTCGCCGTGTGATGAAGCCTGGGCATAACGTGAGCTTCCATTGCATGCTCATGCCCACCAGCAAAGAGCGCGATGGCTACATCGGGCTGAAAGACTTTCGAGGCGATTTGATCCGCGCATTCCAAAAGGAAGGGTTCATCTACGCCAGCGAAGTCTGCATCTGGAAAGACCCTGTGACTTCCATGCAGCGAACCAAGGCGCTGGGACTGTTGCACAAGACCGTCCGCACCAATGCTTGCATGAGCCGCCAAGGCATCCCGGACTACCTGGTGACGATGCGTGCACCTGGCGAGATGGTGGACAAGGTGACTCACACGCCGGAACAGTACCCGGTGGACAAGTGGCAGAAGGTAGCCAGCCCGGTCTGGATGGACATTGACCCATCCGAAACCCTGCAATACCGAAGCGCCCGCGAACACGACGACGAGCGACACATCTGCCCGCTCCAGCTTGAGGTTATCCGTCGAGGCGTGGACCTCTGGACCAACCCCGGCGATGTTGTTCTCTCGCCTTTCACCGGCATCGGCTCCGAGGGCTTCGTCTCGCTTGAGATGGGCCGCAAGTTCATCGGAGTTGAGCTGAAAGAGAGCTACTACCGCCAAGCCTCATTGAACCTGCAAGCCGCAGAGCGCGAGAAAACACAAGACCTTTTCACGATGGACGCAGCATGACCACCAAGACCAAACCCACCATTGATCTGGCCCCGCGCCAGACCTTCGTCATGAACACCGAGAAGGTGGACTTCTCAGGCACTGAGCCGATGCACCGGCCTGTGCTGGACACCAAGCGAGACATCCCGCAGACCAATTACCGCCCCGGTTCGCTGGACGCATTCAATCTTCCTTCGCGGGGGTTCGCATGAGCAAGCACACGCCGGGGCCTTGGGGCGTGGTTGCCTACGGACTACGCGGGCGCATGAAAGTAACCGCAGGGTCAATGCCAGTTGCGTCAATCGCCAGCGCAAACCATGACGCATCGTTCAACGCCCGCCTCATCTCTGCCGCTCCTGATCTGCTGGAGGCCGTGATGCGGGCCGCTGATTGGCACAGTGGGGACAAGTGGCGAGACGGCACGCCAGAAGAGCGGAAGGCATGGGAAGAACACAAAGACATGTTGGACGCCGCCATTTACAAAGCCACCGGAGAGAAAGCATGAGCACGATCCTGACCGATGACGAGCGCCGAGCCGCGATCAAAAGCGTGCGGCACGGCATGTTTACCGAGCCCGTTCCTGATGAGGTAGCCCGCGCAGTCGAAGCCGCAGTGCTTGCCAAGCTGGCGCAGCAGGCCGACCGACAGCGAGTGTCGGATTGGAAACCCATCCAAACAGCGCCGAAGGATGGAACTGCAATTCTGGTTTCTGAAGGCCGATTCATCCACTGCGTCGAATGGAGCGACGAGTACGAATGTTGGGTCGTCGATGACAACAAACTCGGTCCGTTCCGGCTGCGAGGCGCAGCGCCAACCCACTGGATGCCGCTGCCTGCCGCACCGGACGCCGCCCCCGAAGCGCCAGCGCAGGCCAGCGCAGTAGATGAGCGCGACCGCAAAGACGCCGAGCGGTATCGGTGGCTGCGTGATTCCCTCTTTTCTGATGATCCCTATGGGTTACTTGAGCAAGCGTTTGGGCACTTGGATAAAGATCAGAAGCCAACCGCTGAGGACTTTGACAACGGCATCGAC